AACGACTACGGTACTGCTGCTGAATTCGGCGCAGTGTCTGCTGGTCTGATCTTCCAGCGTGAAGCTGCTGGCTGTGTGGAAGCTATTGGTCCTCAGGTCCAAGTGACCAGCGGTGACGCTTCTGTCATCTACCAAGGTGATGTGATCGTTGGTCGTCTGGCTATGGGTGCTGATTACCTGAACCCCGCTGCAGCTGTTGAGCTGTATGTGGGTGCTACTCCACCTTCTGACTTCTGATCGTTATTTAGGTTTATACTGGGGGAGCTTCGGCTCCCCTTTTTTTTACTTATTGATAGGTAATTATGCCCTTTCCTACTTATGCTGTGTCCACCGAACTGGATGCTGTAAATCAAATACTTAGCTCAGTGGGACAGGCACCTGTCACCACACTAGACCTTCAAAACCCTGAAGTATCTATTGTACTCAACACCCTCCGGGAAGTTAATAAGCAAGTTCAAGCTGAAGGTTGGATCTTCAACACTGAACGTCATTACACTTTGAGTCCAGATAGTACAACTGGTGAGATTGTTTATCCAACTAATGTTCTACAAATCGACACAAACCGTGAAACTCATCGAGATAACTACGATGTAGTACGCAGAAACGGTAAACTATATGATCGACAAAATCATACCTACACATTTACTGGCAGTATTACCGCTGACATTGTGTGGTATTTTGATTTTACTGATGTACCTCCCGCTATTCAAGCGCACATTACTGCACGAGCTGCACGTATGTGTGCTGTAAAAATGGTGGGTGACCGTGAACTCCAAGCACTACTCCAAGAGCAAGAGATGATGACTAGAGCTGCAGCTATTGAATATGACTGCAACCAAGGTGATTACTCAATGTTTGGATTCCGTGATGGTGAGAACTATTACAACAGCTATCAACCTTTCCAGGCTTTGTCACGATGAGTACTATTACCCAAAGGATTCCCAACCTCCTGTTGGGTATTTCACAGCAACCTGATAACCGTAAGTTTCCAGGTCAGCTAAAAGATTCAGTCAACGCTTTCCCTGACTATGCCCTAGGTCTTTTGAAACGTCCTGGTGGTCAGTATGTTTCAGAGCTTAACAACGCCAGTCCTTCGGGTAAATGGTTTTCTATTTTAAGAGATAAACAAGAGAAATATGTTGCTCAGTATGAAAACAACAAGTTCAGTGTTTGGAGTCTGATCAGCAGTAGCCTTGGTCCTGCCGGTTCACCCCGCGCTGTAGACATGGGTAGTAATGCTGGTGTACCTGCAAGCTGCAACATAACTGATCTTAAAACTGATCTAACTGCATATAACGCTGCTGTGGCTGATACAGCTGCAAAACTAACTCTGCTTCATGCTGCTCAAGCTAATTATTCTGAGATCTTAGCTGGTCAAAGTACTACCCTTGAACCAGTATTTGAAGTACGTTTTAATTATACTCCTACCAGCCCTGGTACGATTACCTTTGATCAGTACTTGTATTCAGGTATTATCAAGTACCCAGACAACACGTATCTTGTACGCAAGAACGATGTGACTATTGGTACTGGCGCTACTCTACCAGCTGGTTATGTTCTAGGTAAAGATCTGACTGATGAGTACCCTGTACTTGCTTCAGCTAACACTACCTACAATCTTGGTGTTGAACACCCTACCGTGTCTGACCAGAACGCTGCAGTAACTGGTGTTAAGATCTACGAAGGTATTGAGGAAGTTGCCGCTGTTAATACTCCAGCTGAGCTAACTGCAGCACTTACTGCTATGAATACGGCTCAAACTAATTATGATAACGCAGTTACTGCAGAAGCTACTGCTAAGTCTAATTATGAAACTGAGCTTGGTAGCTGTACAATTACTGCACTACCTGGACCCACGTTACTTATTAATGATGCTGGTACAGGTCTTACTGATGGTAGTTACACTAATGAACCGACAGGTACAGCTACAAGCGGTGCTACTGGTTTGACTGTAGACCTCACTATTTCCGGTGGGGTTGTTACAGAAGCAACAATTAACACAGATCCTGGTACTTACCTTGGAGCTGATATTATTACAGTAACCAGTTTTGCTGGTGTAGAGCTTCAATATGTTAATGAAGCATATCTTAAAGGTGCAACTGCTGACGACATTGAACTACTAACTCTTAATGATTATACCTTTGTCCTGAATAAGGCTAAGACTGTTAAATACAAGGCAACAAAAACTGCCTCTAAACCTTACGAAGCTTTTGCTGTTGTTAAGGTTGTTGGTACTGGTCACTATAAAATTTACCTTGATAATGTACTTGCCGCTACTTACAATGCTGGTACTGGTGGTGACGTAGATGCCATTGTTTCTGATCTTGTAGGGGATATTAATGGTAATACTTTTAACGGTAAAACTTACTCAGCTACAGCAGTTGGTCCCGGTCTTTACATCTCAACTACTGATGGTGCGTTTGAGGTTTCAGCGGTTGGCTCACAGTCTGAAAATGCATTGTTTGTTTTCCAAGAAACTACCCCTACGGTCGCTGATCTACCAGTTCAATGTAAAAACGGTTATGTAGTTAAAATTGTTAACAGCATTGATATTGATGTAGATGATATGTACGTCAAATTTGTGGCTGATAATAATGCAGACTACGGCGCTGGTGTTTGGGAAGAGACTACTGCTCCTGACATTAAGTACATTTTTGATGAACTGACTATGCCGCATCAGCTGGTACGTCAGGCTGATGGTTCTTTTACATTTAATCCTGTTATTTGGGAAAACCGTTTGATTGGTGATGAAGATCCTGATTTGGATCCTAGTTTTCTGAATCAAAAAATTAATAACATTTTCTTTTATCGTAACCGGCTTGGGTTCCTGTCAAACGAAGCTGTGGTTTTGAGCCGGGCTGGTGATTATTTTAATTTCTGGTCAACAACGGCTTTGTCAGTAACTGACGATGATCCGATTGACATTACTGCATCTTCGATTCGACCGGTAAACCACCGTTATGTTCGACCTGTCAGTGTGGGTCTGGTACTATTTAGTGATACTGAACAATTCATTCTTACAACTGACGCTGACATTCTTAGTCCTAAGACGGCTAAGATTAACGAGTTGTCAAGTTATGAGTGTGATGATTTGGTTGAGGCTGTTAACATGGGTACTAGCCTAGCCTTTGTATCTAAAACACCTCTATTCACACGTCTGTATGAGTTGGCACAAATCAGCACAGATAGACCGCCTGAGATGTCTGAACAGACAAAAATTGTTCCTGAGCTTATTCCTGAATCAATTACATCGTTAATTGCTTCACCTGCTTTGTCACTTGTGTGCCTCGGTACTGCAGGTAGTAACGTTGTCTACCAATATAGATTCTTGGATCAAGGGCAACAACGAGCTTCGTCTTGGTATAAGTGGGAGCTGACTGGTGATTTGTTAGATCAATTTTTCGACGCTAACACGTATTACGCTGTTGTTGAAGACGGTACTAACGTTTTTGTTCAGTCCTATGACCTGACTCAAGCCAACGAAGAGGGTTTCCTTACCCTTACTTCTGGTGAAAAGACCGACATTTGTCTGGATAACTGGTCAATTAACCCTTATCGTACTTATGATTCGGTAGCAAAGACTACTCGCGTCTTCCTTCCGTTCGATCACATCAGCGGTAAGACGTTCTCTGTGTTGGTCCTAGGCGGCTACATAGGCGGCTCTAATGACCTATCCAGTGAATCAGTAGGCGCAGTACTTTACCCCACCGTACAGGGGACTGCAGGCGGCTATTACGTTGATATTGATGGTGATTATCGTGGGCGTGACCTGATTACTGGTTACGTGTACAACATGGAAGTTGAACTTCCTAAGTTCTTTGTCACTTCCTCTGAAGGTCAATCGGCTATTTCTGATTTTACTTCAGACCTTATTATTCATCGAGTTAAAGTGTCTACCGGCTTAAGCGGTCCTGTTAAGTATCAAGTCACTATTACGGGTAGACCTGAATGGAATCAAACCATTGAGGCTACTACAGCTAGTAACTACGACTTGAACAGCGTTAACATGTCTGCTGACGCTATTCATACCGTTCCCATTTATCAACGTAACGAGAACCTCACCTTTAAAATTATTGGTGATACTCCGTTCCCCGTTAGTTTGTTGAGTTTGAATTGGGAAGGTAAATACAACACTGGTT